TGTCGCTCTCGACACTGAATTCGAAGAAGTCGTCAAAGCTTACAAGGGTGTCTAATAAAAAGGATTTCTCCTAAATAAAATCACTAAGCAGGGTTGACAACAGCCCTGCTTTTTATTATATTTTATAAAAAACTATAACCAAAGGAAAAATAATCATGACTACAATCACTACTATCATTCTCACCATTATTGCAACGTATGCTGCTGGCATTACTGCACTCTATGTTGGCCATAGAATGGACCATGTACCGTTCCATCCAAGTGTACTTGATATTATTATGGCACCACTTGCAAACATCTTCTGGTTCCTTATTATCGGTAGACTCTGCCACTGGACCAAGAATGACATTGTTGGTGATGATCCATATAATCAAAAGATGATCCAGCCCAAGATTGATCGTTTGCTCTTGAAGTGTGATGATATGTTTAAGGCTTAATTATGGCTAGTAAAGAAGAAAATATTAAAATTTTTGATGATACAATTAAACAAATTAAATCAGATAAAATATTAAATGAATCCATTGAAAAAGTAGTTATGGATTCTAAAGTTTATACTGAGTATTATTTTAAATTATATCCTAAAATGCCAATATTTAATAATATTGGTCCTGCGAATATAAAAGTTACAAAAAACAGTTCTTTTAATGCAGCTAGAAATTATAGTAATAATATTGCTGTTCTTAATTTTGCATCAGCAACAAATCCAGGTGGTGGAGTAACTAAAGGTTCTAATGCACAAGAAGAATGTCTTTGTAGATGTTCTACACTTTATCCTGTTCTTTCCGATTCACGTTTTGCTATACCATATTATGGATTACATAAACGTGATGGAAATGCTCTTCATAATAATGATATAATTTATTCACCAAATATCTATATTATTAAGTCAGATAATTATACTAATTTATATAAACCATTTAAAGTTAATGTAATTACATGTGCTGCACCTAATTTGAGAGAAACCCCAGCAAATGCATATAATCATGAACGTGGTGAAAAACCAAAAATTACAGATGATGAATTATTAAAGTTACATGAAAGTCGTGGAAGATGTATTTTACGGGTTGCTGCAGAAAATAATAATGAAACTGTTATTCTTGGTGCATTTGGTTGTGGTGCATTTAAAAATAAACCTGAAATTGTAGCACAAGCATATAAAAATATTTTGCCGGAATTTATTAATTATTTTAAAAATATAGAATTTGCAGTCTATTGTGGAAAGGATGATACTAATTACAAAGTATTTAAAGAAATACTAGAATGAGGTATCTATACATGAATTTAAACGAAGTTAAAAAAATCTTTAAAGATAATGGTTTTGGAGATGCATTTACTTATTATGATTCATTTGTTGGATGGATTGGTCAAAAAGAAAAAGAAAATCCTGAGATGGCCGATACATTTAAATCTATAGAAGCTGGTATCGAAGAGATCGAAAAAAAGATTGATATTATTGATAAAAACTGTAGCAAATTTATGTCTGCACATGATACTAGTTATCCCAGACAATATCCAAAACAGAAAGGTAATTTTCCACAACATTATTCTAATGCAAAATCAACACCTCCTAAAAAGAAAGTTGATCCGATGTTTCAGGAAAGAGAAAAATCAGATGCTGGTAAATTAGCTGATAAATTTACAGAATTATTAAAAAAGAAATAAGGCTTACAATTTAAGTAAAATTTACTATATTTGTGCCAGACATTTTAAAAAGGATATATTATGAATAAATTTTTTAAAGCCGTTTTGGCACTTTTAGGGATTACACTGGTTGGAGGTGTAATTATCAAGGAAAGAAATACATTTAATGACATTAGAAAGCAGCTTCGAGAACTTCGTTGGTTCGAGAAGGGAAATGAACAGTAAAAAATAAATTTACATTTCAGCTCTGTTTTCTTTCCTATCTTTAATAATATGAGTTTAAAATTTAAATGAGGAAAAAATTATGAATACATTAACAAAAGATGTAATTGACTGGACTAGAGATTTTTTTAATCGTGTAGGTAAAACCGACGCGGTTCTTGGTATTTCTGGTGGCAAAGATTCTAGTGTTGTCGCAGCTATTTGTAAAGAAGCATTAGGTAAAGAACATGTACATGGTGTATTACTTCCATGTGGTATTCAAAAGGATATTTCTTGCTCTTACCAATTAGTCGATCATCTAGGTATTGATTATGATGTTCAAGATATTGAAACACTTGTTAAAGAATCTTTAGCACTTGTTCCAGGTGCTGATAAGTCTTATGATGCCAAGACAAATGCTCCAGCCCGTATTAGAATGAATCAAATCATGGTAACAGCACAAACTAATGGTTGGCTAATGGCCAATACTGGAAATCGCAGTGAAAACGTAATTTCATGGATGACGATGTTTGGTGACCATGCAGGCAGTTTCGCACCACTTGATATGTTGACAACTGAGGAAGTTATCGAAATCGGTGATGATCTTGGGTTACCTTATGAACTTACCCATAAAGTTCCTATTGATGGACTTCAACCACTTTCTGATGAAGAAAAATTTGGTTTTAGCTATCATGAAATTAATGAACTTATTAGAAAAGGAATTCGCGGTGAACATTATGATAAAATTATGAAAATGTTTAATGCTGGTAAGTTTAAACTTGAAATGTTAAAATTTGCACATTTTGATCCAAAGCTTCCAGATTATTTTAGAGATAATTTTAATATTTAGGCAAAATTTAAAAGAATAAAATTATAAATATATTATAAAAGAATAATATGTGGTAGTTTTATTCTTATTAAAATATCTAAGTTTTAAAACGGTTAGATTTCGTAACTACCACAATAACGATTTCTGACCGTTTTTCTTTTTAGGTAATTTATGAAAAAAATTTGTGGAATTTATAAAATAACAAATAAAATTAATGGCAAATGTTATATTGGTCAATCTAATGACATTCATAGGCGTTGGAAACAAGAGCTGGCACCAAATGCAAAATTAAATCCTCATTTAGCCAGAGCGTTTGAAAAATATGGTATAGATAATTTTGAATTTGAAATTATTGAAGAATGTCAACGTGAACAATTAAATGAACGTGAGCAATTTTATATTGAAATTTATCATTCAATAGATCCAAAACTTGGTTATAATAAAACTGAAGGTGGCGATGGCAATTTGGGCAGACATTTTATAATGTCTGAAGAACAAAAAGAAAAAATTAGAAAAGCAAATAGTGGACGAAAATATACTGATGATAAACTTGTAAATATTAGATATGCGTGTCAACATAAAATAGATCCAAATCAAATAGTTATATATTGCTATGAAACAAATAAATATTATTTATCTATTGGTAAAGCAGCAAAAGAATTAAATATATGTAAAAATTCTATTCGATATGTTATTTCTGGTAAAACAAAAAGAACAAATAATTATAGATTTTGTAAAATAACAGATAGCATAAATGATTTTATATCAAAATGTGAACAAGAAGATATTATTTTAAAAGAAAAACAAGAATATGAATATAAACGTTCATTATTATCAAAATCAGAAAAACTACGTATAGCAAATTTAGGTAAACATTATTCAGATGAAGTTAATAAAAAGAAAGGTCGTCCTGGCAGAAAACATACAGAAGAAACAAAACAAAAAATGAGTATATCTAAAAAGAATGCAGAATATATTATAAAAAGTCGAAAACCTGTAAAATGTATTGAAACTGGCCAAATTTGGGAAAGTATAGAAGATGCAGAAAAAGAAACCGGTTTACAAGTATCGAGATGTTGTAGAGGCTTATATTTAAATACAGGTAATTTACATTTTGAATTTGTAAATGCTATAGATAATGAAGAATTTTTAGAAGCAAAAATGAAATTAAAACAAAACTGGTTAAAAACGCATAAACCTGTATATTGTATTAATAATAATAAAATTTATAAAACTAATGTAACTGCAGAAAAAGAACTGGGTACTGAGCATCATAAAATAACCAATTCTTGTAATAAAAACAAACCATGTAAAGATGGTTATCAATATAGATGGTTAACACAAGAAGAAATTAATAAATGGATAAAAAACTGTTTAATATAAATTATAGGGTTGACAGCAGACAACTATTTTGCTATATTTTATTTTAAATATAAAGGTAAAAATATGCTTAGATGGCGAAGTGCTCCTAAAACCAAAGTTGAAATAGAAACACAAGCATTAAATAGTGATTCTATAAAACTGCCTAAATTTATGAAGCTTCTTGACAAGCTAGAAGAATCATATCATGATTTTAGCACAGAGTTATATAGAAAGCAAGCTAGAATTGTATTATCAAATTTATTAGAACAGTTAAATAAGGATTAATATGGACGAGAAGAAACTTAATTCACTCATTACAACCCTGCTTAAGATGGCATCAACTCAAGAAACTCCTAATAAGTATAATTCTGTTGTTGCAGCACTTTTACAGGCAGAGAATCTTAATTTTGTTATTATGGATCACCGTGGTGGAACAGTAGTAAGTTATACTAATGGCCAAGGCGGTATTACTATGCTGTCTGATACTCCAGTTGGCGAATAATATAAATTAATAGCTAATAAAGATAGGGTTGACAACAACCCTATTTTTTATTATATTTAGTAAAATTTCGGAGAATTTTATGTCAGTTAAAACACCTGTTTATATCTACAATAATGAAAAGAAAAAGAATCATTCTGTCGTTACAGCAATGATCGGTTCTGAAATCAGAGCAGCAATCCAGAACTGGAGAAAGGAAAACAAACTTCCTATCGATTTCAGAGTTCCGACACTTTATATGTATTTTACAAAACCGATTATTAGAACGGCTCTTATTGAAGGTGTTACTGATATTGGAACTACAAAGCATCTTTTTGAAACTTGCCTTGTCGACAAGGTAGAATTTATGAATCCGCTTGAAGAAGCTGGTGCAACTGCACCTGATAATCCCAGATGGAATGACATTCTAAAAGATAATGACGTTATTTTCTGGTCTCCTTTGGGCGGAACTATCGGACATGCAAATCCTACAAAGGATAATGTTAAGATTATTCAAAAACAAGTAAATGAAACAATCGAAAAAGAATATTATAATCATTATGTCTAAATATGAATTATACATTTCTCGAGGAAAGATGGCACGTTATATTGCCAATATTTTTGATCATGATGCTGATTGTTATTATGAAAATTGGTCATATAATTGTGAAATGCGTGATAAGTGGAAAAATATTGCAGAAAAATGTGAAAAATATGCAAAGAGGTTTAAAGATTAATGTCAACACCTAGATACCCGATTTCTGATAAGGATATGCTTGCACTTTTGCACAAATATCCTTTTTTGTATTATCAAAATCCATGGTCTCGTAAACGCGAACAAACTTATCATGGAAAATCGCAAAATATAGAGCATAATTATTATAAGTATTGGGATGGAACTGGTTGGGAATACTTGTGGAAATACAAATATCTTCCTAGATTATTTGAAACATTTAATCGATTGTCAAAAGACCAGCAACGAGCATTTAAGTTTGAAGAAATAAAGTCCAAATACGGTACAATGAGAATTTATTGTATGGATTTTTTTAATCAACGACTTGAAGATATTGCTGAAGCACTTTCTGGTTATACTTGCGAATATTGTGGAACAGAACCAAGAGACGAACATGGAACAAGAGTAATCTGGACAACTGATGGTTGGATTACAAATCTTTGTAAAAATTGTGCTATTGCATATTTAAGAGGAAATAAAGTTCCAAAAGATAAAATCGAAGAAGAACTTGATAAAATGAAACATGTCTGTCAAGGTTTCGGTTATAAACAATACGGTAAACACAAATGTATCGAAGTTAACTATAAGGAAACTCCTGATGGTTGGCTTGAAAAAGAGTCAGAAAAAGAATTTACACCATCAATAGAATAAAATAATTTTCTATATTATAAGTAAAATTATAATAAAGGAAATAAATGATTGCTATTGATGAAACCGTAAGAGAAAAGTTTTATAAAGTACAAAAATTAGTCGATAATATAGCATACTCGCTTAATGACGCATATGAAATTGATGAAACAGTAATTGATAATAATCTTAATACTTGGAAAACTTCAATATTAAGATCACTTCCAGTCGGTTGTTCTCTGAAATTTAGGACTGATGTTGAAGCGATGTTAGAAAACTTTAAATCTATATATTAAGGAGACTAATATGGCTGTTAAACCTTTTAAATATAACCGTGAAAAAATTATCGAATGTATAACAGGCATTGTTAAAAATACTCTTAGTAAGGAAGAAGTAGAAGAAAAAGCATATAAAATCAGTGCTACTGTTAATGTTTTAGTTGACTGTGAAGAAAATTTTATTAAAAGTATAGAAAAACAAGAAAATCATCCTACGCTTAAAGGATTATCTTATAATTTAATCGGTCGTAATATTGGATTTTTTAAGGATGTTTATTCTTATGACCATACTTGGGAAGAAATTGAAGCTGCTAAAGAAGAAAATGAAAATCAGAAACTCATGCATAATCTTCAAGAAGCAGCATTTCATGCTTATATGGAAATTGACTTTACCGATATTACAGAAATGCTTAATTACAGAAAAGACAAATTTAGTGACATTCAATGTCATGCTACCAACGGCGATAAATCATTAGAACAAACTTATATTATTCATGAACCTGGTTTTTATGAAGTAAAAGAAATTCAAGAATATATTTATTGGGTTGTACAAGAAGCATTAAGTCGTTTTAGAGATGAATTACATTCCAGTATAAAAGATAATAATCCAATTATGGGTGAATATTATAACCATCAATCTGGTATTTTCTGTCGAATAACTAAAGACGGTGTTGAGATTAATTATACGCCGATTACTGGTTACGGCTCAGCTGACGGAAGAAATTAATATTATTAAAAAGGGTTGACATTTGTCAATCCTTTTTCTATATTATAATCAACAAAGAGGTAATAATAAAATGTTTGGAAAACCATTAGCATATATTGTAAGAATTAAGGATATCCGAGAGATTCCTGGGGCGGACAGAATTGAACTTGCGACTGTAATGGATTATACTGTAGTCGTTAAGAAAGGTGAATATCAACCAGGTGATCTTAGCCTGTATGTAGAAGTAGATTCACTTCTTCCAGATGGTTTGTCTGATGAACTTCGTGCTAAATATACTGCTATTAAGGAAGGTAGAGAATTAGCAGATGCTACAAAGGAAAAAATTGACGCTGCACTCAAAGCAATTCAAGAATCTTCGAAATATCCATATTTTGAATTTCTTCGTGATAAGAAATTCAAGATTAAGAGTATGAAGCTAGGAAAGTTTGGAGTTATTTCTCAAGGTATTCTTTTCAAACCAACTGACCTTGGCATTACTGATGCAAAGGTTGGTAAGGATTATACTCTTCAATTTGGTATTACTGAAATTGTTCAAGACGAAGAAGAAGCTGGTCTTAATACTAAGAAAAAGGATAATTGGATTGTCCGTAAACTCATGAAATATACTTGGTATCGTAATTGGAGAAAACGTCATAACGTTTCTGAAACTTGGGAACCTACTAATCCTGGAAAATCTGATGAAGAAAATGTTCAAAAGGTTTACACCAAAATGTATGAACAATACAAGGGTAAGAAGTGGGTTAAAACCGAAAAGCTTGAAGGTCAAAACATTACAGTTTTCTCTGAAAAGGTTGAACCCAGTTGGTTCGATAAGATTTTCCATCGCAATGTGGAAAGCAAGAGAATCGGCGTATGTTCCAGAACCAGAGAGCTCAATAAAACCGGAGCAGGTAAATCTTTCTGGGATACAGTCATTAACCGTAAGCTCGATGAAAAAATTAAGAAGATTCCTGGTGAATGGTTTTGCCGTGGCGAACATATCGGTCCTGGTATTCAGAAGAATATCTACAAGTTGGATAGTACGGACGTTATTTTCTTCGACTTTTACAGAAAAGTTTATTATGAAGATCCAATAACCAAAAAAGTATTATTCAAGTGGGAAAAACTTAATTTTGAAGATTCTAAACTTTTTGCTCAACAATGGGACTTGAGATTTGTTCCGGTTCTTGATGACAATTACGAATTACCTGAAGGTCGTGTAAATGACAAGGGTGTATTTATTTCTGGCGCTGATATTATGCTTCAAGAATCTGATGGAAATACATGTTTCGGTAATAATTTAAGTCATAAGAGAGAAGGTTTTGTTCTTAGACTTCGTGACGACTATAATGTTTCGTTCAAGGTCAAGAATCCTAACTACAGTATTTAAGGAAATTCTATGGCAGAAACATTAAACGAAAGTGTAGCTCGTCAAGAAGCTGCTATCGAAACTTTAACCAATCGTATGAATACTCTGGAGGAATTTTATACCGAAAAGTATAATCTTTTAAAGGGTATCAACGAAATGCATCCAGATTGCTTTAAAATGCCATTTAAGCTTGTTTCTTTTGCAGAGGCGAAAGAATCTATACCTACTGTAAAAGACAAGTCCAAAACGCTTAATTTGCAAATTGACAAGCTTTCTGAATTTTATGTTGGTCTCATGAACCAATATGAACATATCAAAGATACCCATCCGGAATATCTTTAAAAAATAAAAATAAATCATTAACTGTTTACAAAACCAACCGTTTTTACTATATTTGTGATAAAGGAAATTATATGAAGGCTATTAGTTGTGGTGTAATTATTATCGATAAGGCATCTCGTAAACTTTTAGCATGTCATCCGTCCTGTCACTCATATAGGGACGGTAACTGGGATATTCCTAAGGGACATGTAGAAGGTAATGAGACCCATGTAGAAACGGCTTTACGTGAATTAAAAGAAGAAGCTAATATTATACTTACTGAATCTGATCTTTATGATTGCGGTATGTTTTTGTATACCAAATATAAAGATTTACATCTTTATGTCGCAGAAACTGACATCAACCTTAAAAATTTAAGCTGTTCTACTACTTTCAATTTCGAAGGAAGAACACCTTTGGAAGTAGATGATTATAAATTGATTGATGACACCGCTACCCAGACATATTACAGAAGTTTGGGACCGCTCGTAGCCGATTGCATTAAACGCTATAAAGAGCGCGATATAAATAAAGTATGAATTTAGAGACGTTTAAACAAGTTGAGGAAAAAGCAAAAACAGATTTATCTATGCCTGATACTTTGGAGGCAATTATTAAAAAGAATAATATTTTGCCAGCCGTTATTCAAGAATGGATTAAATTGTATCAAGATCAAAAATATGTCTGTGCAAGCCTAAATGTAGAATTGTTGGAATTATACGGTGATTTGACAAAGTGTTTTAAAAGACCTAGAAATACAGTGGAGTTACAAAAGAAATATAATATTACAATTAATGAATTTTGGGAAACAGCAAAAGAAATTGATTCTCAAATTAATTGTTGTACTCCTTATGTAGCAAAATTAAAACAGGTTAACCAACAAAAATACTTTTTAGAATTCATCGAGAATACACTGAATAACATAAAGAATTTATCTTTTGCCATTAAGAATTATCTTGACTATAAGAAAATTATGATGGCGACTTCTTAAAAATTTTTGTTATAAATATAACGAAAATGAGTTTAACAGAGTTTAATTGGTTAGTTTCGCCAATTAAAACATGAATACACAAATGTGATTTATGTCTTAACAATGAAACGAAAAGAGACACGTAAGGTCTCGAAAGGATATAATACTATGAATACTATTTTTGAAAATCTTCTCAAGGAACTCAATGCATTCGATGCATCTTTTAATGACACTGCTGAAAAGGTCAATGTCCCGCTCAACATTATTCACGAAGAAGATGGTTCGAGCACTATTGAAGTTGCAGTCGTTGGTAAGACCCGTGAAGACATCAAGCTCAAGGGCACCATTGAAGATGGTAAGGCGTATCTTACTATCGAAACTGTTGAGAAGGAAGTTACCGATGCTGAAAAGGAAGCTGAAGCAAAGCGTGTTTACACTGTTCGTAAGATCAAGGGTAGCGGCAAGCTTTCTATCAAGATTTTCGTTCCGGCTAATCTTAGCATGAAGGAACTTACCGCCAAGGTTGAAAACGGTCTTTTGACTATCAACATTCCGGTCTGTCCAGAAGCCCGTCCGGTCGAATTTAATGTCGGCTAATTTCTAGTGATGACTGAATTGTAAAAGGAGCAGGTTAACAGCCTGCTCTTTTTATTTTTGTATAAAAATTTTTACATTGAGAGGAACATCGTTACTATTCCTGTCATGAGACCGAGGATATATGTCCCGAACAGTATAATCATGGACGTATAGGTAAAGTTCTTGCCTTTCTTAGCTTTTTCCAGTTTTTGATCACAGAGCACCAAGAGGATCTTAGACACGATTCTTATTATGTTTATTTATAATCCCCAACCTCCCCAGGAACTTGGTATTTCATATAATTCATCACGTCCAGTTTCAGTATCAGCTCCACAACTCTCAAAACACAATTGGTGGTTATTTGGAGGATTCTGCTGACTTGAGGCTTGTTGGTATAGTGACAATGCTCCATGTTGAACTTTATAACAGTCGTTAAATGTCTGTAACATGGATTCAACTCTAGATGTATCAAATAACGGTATCTCAATTAAAGACTGACAGTCTTGAAACATCATACCCATATCTGTAACATTTGATGTGTTGAATAGTGGAACTGATTCTAATTTTTTGCACCCATTAAACATGCCATACATATCTGTAACATTCGATGTATCAAATAATGGAACCACTTCTAGGCTTGAACAATTACTAAACATATATACCATATCTGTAACATTCGATGTATCAAATAATGGTACTGTTTTTAAGCTGTTACAGTACTCAAACATATGACTCATATTTGTAACATTTGATGTGTCAAATAAGGCGATAGAAGTTAAAGAACTACAACCGTCAAACATAGATGTAGTGTCAGTAACACTAGATGTATCTCCAGCATCAATTATACTTACCAAATTTTCTGTATCGTTAAATGCATTCGTAAATATATTTGACCAGTCATCCGTCCAATCACAAGCCCAATCCCATTGGTTATATTGTGATTCTACTTTTGTCCATTCACCTTGGAACCATTGAGAAAAATCTTCTTCGGATGGATCGTAATTTAAATCACTGAACTGAAATCTGAGGGTCATCGGTAGTAATGTAGGTTTCAGTTCTTTTACAATCACCATTCCAGTACCACCAGGTCCAGATAACGTCTTTCCATTGAATGTTATAATCTTGTTTGCCATTTAAAAACCTCATATTATTTATAGTTTCTATTTAATAAATATAATAGGAGGGTAAAAATTATGGCAAGTTTTTATTTAATGAAAACAAATAATGATAATTCTTTATGGGAAAATAAAAACGGAATTTATATTTTAACAAAAGATGTAAAAACAATAATATCTGATGAAGTAAATTATTATTTTACAATTACATTAAAAAAAGGCTATAAATGTGACGGTTTATCCGTTCCTAAAGCATTTAGATGGTTTTTACCTTCATGGGATAAGAAAAATTCAACTTATAATTTAGCCGGTGCTATACATGATGCATTATATACGGTTAAAGGTTTCCAAAGATATTCTAGGGAAAACTGTGACGATATATTCAGATGTTTATTAAGAGACTCTGGTATTTCTCGTTTTAAAGCTGGCTGCGCTGATAAAGCAATCGAATGGTTTGCCGGCGGTAAAGACCATTGGGGAAATGATGATTACAATAATATTGGTTTAATTGAATCATCATTAAAAATTAATAAGTGAACAATTATTTATTTTATTTAAAATATAATTGATTATGGCGTAGGTTCATACCAATTAAGCGTTGTATCTCTAAAATTAGAATTAGTAAGTATACCATATTTTGTAGTTGCTGCATCAAATGTAAATATATCTGCGGAACTATTAAGAACTAAAAATCCGAAATATGTACTTGATGCAGAATTAAATGTATTATATCGTGTTTCAAATTGCCCATATAATTCATGATCTAATGTACCTGGCATATCACCTCCAGTTACTCCAGCAGCAAGTGTACCATTGTAGCCAGATGGTGCAAAAATCCAGGTAGCGGTAAAACTTTGACCAGCAGTAGTTGAAGGCCATGTTCCAGTACCTTGGAAGAATGCAGGATAATAAAATGTTGTTGCCGTATTTGCATTACTAAATCCATTACTTTTATTACCAATAGTATTCTTTCTCATATTTACACCTGCATAAATAGACACGCTAGATGTAGTAAATACTTCTAAAGCCGTAACTGTAGTAAAATCAGGACTGCTTGTAACAGTTGTATCAGCAGACCAACCTGCACTTGTTATTTTTGTAATATTCCATTGTGTAGCTGGCGGCGCCATATTACCACCCCAAGAAGTAGGAATCTGGTCAAGATTTGATGTACTATCTGCCGATGTAAATGTAGAAGCATGTGTAGTTATTGAAGAAATTGTATTAAATACATTATATCCATTAAGTGAAGAACCATCTGTTATGCTGGTACATTCATAACACACACTATTTACATTAGTTAATTTTGTACTATTTAAAAATTTATCATAAAAACCTGTTTTACTTATACTGGTAATGGCTGTGCAACGTTGAAATACTCTATCCAATGTTTCTATTTTATCATAATCACCAGATATATCTGTTACTTGACATGTTCCAACTGCACTTTGTAATAAAAGACCGGGATCACCCCCTTCTCCACAGAATAATTTACCTATACCAAGTGAAGGGTCATTTGCTCCTGCTCCTTTAGTATATAATGGTGTTATTACATACCACACATGAGGATCTGCGGTAGAACACCATTCTGCACCTACTACTTTAGCCCTATTTCCTAATTTTCCTCTAGCATTTTTTGCTTTATCAGTATCGTCAAAATAAAATGTTATTTTTACAAAATAATTTTGATATACTAATTCAGAACCATAATATACTTGTGCTATACGAGTTGTACCAAAATTTATAGCTAGAATATCATTTTTATCGCCAAATTTAATAGACACTTATATTCTCCTAATTAACTTACATTTTCCTTTACAAGATATATTGTTGTTGGATTTATACTAGCAGTCGGCGGCATTGCTGTAACTACCATTATATTAGTAGGAGCCGCAAATGATACGCTTGAAACAGGAATCAATACATCTGGTTTATTTTGTATATATGTCGGGCTTGCCGTATTAGTTGCAGACCAATCAGACTGAATATTTGCATAATCAGATAATGCAGCAGAAATTGCGCTAATATTTGCATCAAGCGTTATCTGATTATTTGCAGATGTAATATCTAAATATGTTCCGCATTGCATATCTATCTGATTTGGCTTATTTAAAATATATGCAGGACTTGCTGTATTAGTTGCAGACCAATCAGACTGAACTTGTGCAGGAATACTAGTAATTGCATCTGCAATCTGTCCATTTACCCAAGATGAAGTTGCTAAACCAGTTAATGATGATAAACTAACACCATTACCTGCTCTAAAATCTGCAGCACTAGCGACTTTATTAGAAGAAACGATAAATGCATCTGCATTTCCTAAAGTATTACCGCATCCCACAACAAAATAAGCACTTGATTTAGTTGCATTTTGTCTTCCAACTATTACAGGATAACCAGTATCTCCAAAATCACCAAGCTCAATTCCCCAAGATTTACCAGATAGTTCTCTACCAAATAGATATGATTCAGTACCAGTACAACTATTACCAACAATATAACTGTTTATTCCTGAATTAGAATCGCCAAAAATGTGACTTTCATTTCCTTTATTATAGTTACCAATTACAAAACTATTATATGCACTATTACTGTTTCCTAAAGCAACTGAATATCTTGCAGTAGTTGAACCTGTTGCTGTATTTGCACTTCCAATTGCATATTGTATATCGTTATATTTTACGCAATCAATAACTGTACCACGAATTGCACTGAATTGGATACTTCCATCAGTCCAAAGATACCAATTATCACCATCATAATATACAGGCCATGTACCAGACGGAATAAAATAGTTTGTATTACTTGTTGCAGAACCATTTAAATAAAGTGGTTGGTAAGAAGAAGTTCCAGCTCTGAACTTTTTAGCAGATACAGCTGTATAATCACGAGGGAATGTAACATTAATTGTACTACCAGGTTTTGCAGAAAAATTTGTACATGCTGCACTAATATTTGTAGCGGTTGCTCCTAAACTTACATAAGCATCCACCATAGCATTATAAGTACTATTTGAATCCTGATCTGAACGCCAATTATCATTAAAATAAGTAAAATACAAAACACATCCTGATGCAAAACTACCAGTAGTAATATTTGTATTAATATTTTTATATAAATAATGTTCACCAAGTTCATTTATATTTAATTTTGTATCTGATGCACCACCTCTAGTTGTAAAAGCTACAGCAATTTTCATTCCTTCATATAATTCTGTAATATCATCTATATCAGCAGAAAAAACAACGCTCGACAATTTATTAAATTTAGCTGAATTTGTACCCCAACTACCAGGAGTAACCGCTGCACTTGCACTATAAACCATGTCGCTATATGTGATAATATCATTTATTTGATATGACGCAGTTGTACTATATGCAGAATATTGGTTTGTTGGTCTAATATAGTAAACATCATTTGTTTTCTTACCATAATTACCACTAACGGCGAATAGTAGAGTATTATTCGTTTCAGTAATACTTATACCGTTACCAGCTGACAATTCAAGATCGGCCGGTTTATTTTGAATATATGCCGGACTTGCCGTATTTGTTTCTTCCCAGTCAGACTGTACTTGTGCTGGAATACTAGAAACAGCTGCAGATATATAATCAATATCATTATCAATTATCGCGGAATAAGAATCGAAATCATCTTTATCAAGAATATCTTTAAGTGCGCTGACTATAATATTACTTCCAGATTCAGTAACAATAATATTTTCACCATCGCCAATCAAATTCTTAGATTCTCTAAGATCAATGACATGATCTACGATTGTAATATTATTACCTGCAGAATATGCAGAAATATCCCAATCTGTTGTTGCTGATATGTCAAGTTTATTGGCACTTAATGCAGTCAATTTATTATTTACTTCAGTAGCATCAGCATAATTACCGCTAACTGCAAATACAAGCGTATTATTAGTTTCAGTAATACTTATACCGTTACCAGCAGACATTTCCAAATCAACTGGCTTATTCTGAATATACGCCGGGCTTGCAGTATTTGTTTCTTCCCAATCAGACTGTACCTGCGCTGGAATACCAGTAATTGCAGCTTCAATATCTGGAATACCACTTGTAGCTAATTTTACTGCAGAAGCACAACCACTCCAATCAACAACAAATGCGTCAGAACGAGCTGTAGTAGCAGAACCATTACCAATTACAAATAAAGCATCTGCAGATGTCTTATTATACTTACCGCCAGCATGCATACATGTACTAGCAGCAATTGTACCATAACCTTCAGCATGAGAAGCATAATCCAGTGCTGAAGTTCCTGCACCTTCTGCATGTGAAGTTCCACCGCTAGCTAAAGTAGCTACACCTTCTGTATGTGACATCTCTCCAAATGCAGTAGTCATATTACCTTCTGCATGTGATTGATTGCCTTGAGCTAATACCTGACTTCCTTCAGCATGAGCCATTTCACCAACAGCAGAAGTAATATTACCTTCTGCATGACCCATTGAATTTGTAGCATTTGTTTTATAACCTTCTGTATGTGAAGCATATCCTAATGCTGATGTATATTGTCCTTCAGCATGGGCTGCATTAGCATTAGCTAATGTCCAACCACCTTCTGTATGTGTGTGCATACTAAGTGCAGATGTATTTTGACCTTCAGCGTGAGAACAATTATTTTGTGATACAGAGTATTGCCCTTCTGCATGTGAATGATTGCCAAATGCTGATGTTGAATCACCTTCAGAATGTGCTTGATAACCTGCAAATGTTTTATATCCTTCAGCATGTGAATTTACACCAGCTGCAGTAGTAAGACTACATTCTGCATGTGAATTTACACCGGATGCTAATGTATAATTACCTTCAGCGTGTGCTTCCCATGAAATTGCACTTGAACCATAACCTTCAGCATGGTTACAACCCCCAGATGTAAATGTTTTTAAACCTTCAGCATGAGAATATTGTCCACTTGCAATAGTAGCACTACCTTCTACAAATGCCATATAAGCACTATTTGCTGTTCCATCGGTATTAACAGAAATTATACCATTTTCAATCTTAAGGTCAGTTCCTGCTGTTAATACACTATTATTAATCGCTGCTGATAAATAATCTATATCAGTATCTATTACAGCAGAATAACTATTAAATGCTGTACTATCTAATTTACCAGATACACTGAATATAAGAGTATTATTATCTTCTGTAATACTTATTCCATTACCCGCTGACATTTCTAAATCAATAGGTTTATTTTGAATATATGCTGGACTTGCTGTATTGGTTTCTTCCCAGTCAGATTGTACTTGTGCTGGAATATCATTAATTGCAGCAGATAAATAATCTATATCTGTATCTATTATAGCAGAATATGAATCAAAATCATTTTTAGTTAACTTTGAATCAATCTGAGTTTTTACATTTGCAGAGTAGTTATTAAATGCAGTAGTATCTAACTTGGTATCAATTATACCGGACAAATAATTTATATCTGTATCTACTTCAGTAGCATCAGCATAATTACCACTAACGGCGAATACTAGAATATTATTCGTTTCAGTAATACTTATACCGTTACCTGCTGACATTTCTAAGTCAACTGGTTTATTTTGGATATAAGCTGGACTTGCTGTATTTGCTTCTTCCCAGTCAGATTGTACTTGTACTGGAATACTAGAAACTACTGCAGATATATAATCAATATCGTTATCGACTGCTGCAGAATATGAATCAAAATCATTTTTAGTTAACTTTGAATCAATCTGTGTTTTTACATTTGCAGAGTAGTTATTAAATGCAGTAGTATCTAATTTAGTTCCTAAAGCATTCTGGATTTCTGTCTTACCACTTGTTTCAGATTTCTTGTAATAATCGTTTAAAGCATTTGCAGAGTAGTTATTAAATGCAGTAGTATCTAGCTTAGTATCAATTACACCAGACAAATAATTATCCTGGTTAATTAATATAGAACTTGCATTATTCAATTCAGTCTTTGTTGCAAATCCAGCAACATCGGCTTCTTTTAACCATGATGCGGAATTTGCAGTTAATGCTGTATAAGAATTTTCCCATTTTCCAGAATTTGTTGCAATATCATTCAATGCAGTAGCTGTATAATCATTAAATGCTGTAGTATCTAACTTAGTTCCTAAAGCATTCTGAATTTCAGTCTTACCACTTGTTTCGTCTTTTGTATAATAATTATTCAATGCAGTAGCTGTATAATCATTAAATACTGTAGTATTTAACTTAGTATTTAAAGCATCCTGTATTTGTTGTTTACCGCTAGTTTCTGTCTTATCATAGAATGTATTGTTTATCCATGCAGAAGTTGCAACTGCAGAAGCGATAACATCTTGTGTCTTTGCATAAGCAACTAAACTAATACTTGTATCACCAATACAAGTCCAATTAGTTCCATTCCAAATCCATTCTTTATATTGATCCGGAACTGGAGCAGTATTATCCTTTACAAGATATATCTTATTGTTTGACAATAACTCTCTTGTTTCCAAAACTGTTTCGTCTGGTTCGCCATTTGCTTTTATTTCATCAGATTTACAATCATAAAATCCTAATCCAGCAAGTTCTTTAGCAATATTGTCTCTAATATCATCAACTTCAGATTTACTGTAAACATCGGCAGACAATGCATAATTGGCAGAAACAGAAATTAAATGATTTTCTACCTTAATTCCGTTTATTCCAGAATATGGTGTAGTATCAGCATGTGCAGAATATGTATTGAAATCGTCCTTATTTAACTTAGAATCAATCTGAGTTTTTGTAGATGCAGAATACGTATTAAAATCTGTATTATTGACTTTTGTATTTAACTCAGACGTCCAATCCTTACCACTAATTACGTAGTTTGTAATATCGATATTATCACCTGCGGTATATTCCCTAACATCTGCCTTTTTAAGGTAGTCTGTAGAAACCGTTGCGGAAATATCATTAATTGCATCTGTTATTTTAGTATCTGTTTCAGATTTTGTATAATAATCATTAAACGCTGTAGCAGAATATGCTGTAAATGCAGAAATATCTAATTTATTAGCTGATAAAGCAGTAGTATTAGCAGATATATTATTAAGTAAAGTATCTACATTACCAGAATATGCAGTAAATGCACTAGTATTTAACTTAGTGTCTAAAGCATTCTGAATTTCTGTCTTGCCGCTTGTTTCAGATTTTTTATAATAATCATTCAATGCATTAGCTGAATAATTGTCAAAGTCGGTCTTATTTAACTTAGTATTTAAAGCATCCGCTATTTGTTGACTACCACTTGTTTCATCCTTTGTATAATAATTATTTAATGCATGAGCTGAATAATCATCAAAATCAGACTTATTTAACTTAGAATCAATCTGGGTTTTTGTAGATGCAGAATATATATCAAACTCTGTTTTATCTAACTTATTCTCTGTCAAATTTTGTAATTGACTATCAATTGTAGCAGAATATGCAGTAAAATCAGCACTATTAACCTTAGTATTTAACTCAGGCGTCCAATCTCTACCACTGACTACATAATTCGTAATATCGATATTATTACCTGCAGTATATTCTCTGACATCTGCTTTCTTTAGATAATCTGCAGAAACTGTAGCAGAAATATCAGCAATAGAATTATCTACTAAGGTATTAGTTTCGATTTTTGTATAGTAATCATTTAATGCAGTATCAAATGCTGTAATATCTAATTTATTATCTACTATGCCAGATAAGTAATTAGTTTGCGCTGTTAATATTGCACTAGTATTTTCAACTTCTATTTTTGTTGCCCAATCACCAGAAATTGCTTGAATTGCGCTTACAGAACTGATTGCAGATAACTGTTCATTACTTAAATTATCTTGTTTTTCATCTAAAGCATCCGCTATTTGTTGACTACCGCTAGTTTCGGCCTTTTTATAATAATCAACTAATGCAGTAGCAGTATAAGTATCAAATGTAGTAGTATCTAACTTAGTATCGATAATACCCGATAAATAATTTGTTTGCGCTGTTAATACACCACTTGCAATTTCTACTTCATTCTTTGTTGCTAATGCTGTAATATCATCAGTAATAAGCCATTTACCATCAGCAGAATATGCAGTCAATGTATCATATGCTGCATTCCAGTTTTCTGTATTTGACTGGATAGCGCTAACTGAACTAATTGCAGATAACTGTTCATTAGTTAAATTATCTTGTTTTTCAGCTAAAGCATTCTGAATTTCAGACTTACCGCTTGTTTCAGATTTCTTATAATAATCATTCAATGCAGTAGCAGAATATGTGGTAAATGCAGAAATATCTAATTTAGAATCGATTTGATTCTTAGTATTTCCAGAATATGTTCCAAAATCAGTTTTTGAAACAAAATTATTGTCAACATATGATTTATCTACAATATCTTTAGTTGCACTAATAATAAATGTATCAGCAAGTTCTACTACTTCAATGTTCTTTCCGTCACCACTTAATGATTTTGTTCCGCTGATATCAATAATGTGGTCTACTACAGAAACATTCTGACCACCAGAATATGCAATATAATCCCAATTATTAGTAGCGGAAGTATATAACTTCTTATCAACATCGGCAGTTATATTATTAAGTTCTGTATTAATTTCTGCAGAATATGCAGTAAATGCAGATGTGTCCAATTTAGCGGTTAACTGTTCATTAACTGTTGCGGAATATGTCTTATCAAGCTTAATAGCACTTAATGTATCTAATTGACTTTCAATATCAGCTGAATATGCAGTAAATGCACTTGTATCTAATTTAACAGAACTTAATGTCTGCAACTGATCATCAATATTGTCAGAATAATCATTAAATGCAGTAACATCTAACTTTGTATCTAAAGCATTCTGAATTTCTGTCTTACCGCTAGTTTCAGTTTTATTATAGAATGTATTGTTTATCCAGGCAGAAGTTGCAACTGCGGAAGCAATAACATCTTGTGTTTTTGCATAATCTTTAAGATCTATAGATGCAATACCGATACATTCCCATTCGGAATTTGTCCATATCCATTCTCTATACTTATCGAATGCAGCTGGATCGTCATCTACCAATGTTAAATAAATGATTTTTGTACTTGGATCACTAACATCTGGTTTTCCTTGTGCATCTTCGCTTACAATTTGGAAACCGCCAAAATTTGCAATAATATCATCTATTTGCGATTTACTGTAAACATCGGCAGACAATGCATAATTAGCAGAAACAGAAATTAAGTGATTTTCTACTTTAATTCCATTTATTCCAGAATACGGAGTTACGTCCCAATCATTTGTTGCAGAGGTATATAACTTCTTATCGACTTCTGAAGAAACAGTATTAATTTGATTATTAATATTTCCAGAATATGCAGCAAATGTAGAAGTATCTAACTTATTATTTAATTGGCTACTAACTGTACCAGAAAGATCATTTATTAAACCTTTTGTTTCATCCTTTGTATAATAATCATTTAATGCAGTAGCAGTATAAGTATCAAACGCAATAGTATCTAACTTAGTATCAATAATACCGGATAGATAATTGGTCTGTGCAGTTAATGTAGAACTTACAGATTCTACTTCGTCTTCAGTTATAAAATCTTTAATATCTTCTTCGGTCAACCAATTTGCAGAAATTGACTGAATAGCACTGACTGAACTAATCGCAGATAACTGTTCATTAGTTAAATTATCCTGTTTTTCATCCAAAGCATTCTGAATTTCTTGCTTACTGCTAGTTTCGGTCTTTTTATAATAATCATCTAATGCATGTGCAGAGTATGCAGTAAATGCACTAGTATCTAACTTATCAGCAGATATATTATTAAGTTGTAATGCAATATCCGCAGAATATGCACTAAATACCGCTTTATCCAATTTATTTGCTACAGCAGAAGTCGGAGCCGCAGAAGCTATTGCCTCATCTACATATTCCTTGTCTACAAAATCTTTTAATGCACTAACTACAATATTATTATCTGCTGAAATAACAGCAATATATGTATCATCACCTATTAAATTAGCAGTATTTTGAAAATCAATAATATGATCATGTATAGAAATATTGGTACTACCTATATATGGTAATACATCCCAGTTATCTGTCGCTGAAACATATAACTTATTTCCGACATCAGCAGATAATATTACAAAATTATCAGATAACCCTGGAATTTTTTCAATATTATCCTTATAATCGTCTGTAATACCAATTACCCATGTATTACCATCTACTGCAGATATTGCCGAAATACCGTTTTCACCTGACAAAACATTGTTAAGAAATAATTCCTTTTGCTCCCCGTTTTCAGCGTAATAATAAATTCCAGATTCTGGTTTAGATGCATCGTAATAAATATTATGTTTCTGTATTGCCATCGTTAAATCCTCTTTTATATTATTTATAAGAAAATATTAGATTAGAATAACCATAATATTATTAATTTTTTTCAAAAAATACAGAAATATTCTTAAAATAAAAATAAAAATTTTTATATTATAATACTTTGCCGTGTCTTGATAAAATCATATAAAATACTCTATTTTATATATCTTTTATTAATCTGATTGACATAAAGAGCTGTGCATCAGCAGAATCTGTTATTACTACTGCATTATTTGTTTGTAATTGTAAATTTGCATATCTACCTGTTGCATATGCATTTTCGCGTCCTAAAAATCTCGCACTAGAACCTAAATTTCCAAATCCTAAACTAATATATCTTATACCTGCAGGAAATCCATTAAAACCTGTATCATTAGTACCATTTTTGTTATCAGACCAACCTGTTGTAGATTTTAATACTTTACCTGCTACTGAAGTTCCACCTAAATAATTTACCAATGTATTGAATTCTTCCATTGTAGGAATATGCCAACCAGGAATAAGTTCAGCTTTATGATTTTCAAGATACATAGCCGCAGCGCCATTATATAATAAACCATATCTTAAACCATCCCAACCATAAGTAGTTTTATCAAATTGATAATAATTTGCTACTGGTGTATCTTTATTACCCCAACTACCAGTATCAACCGGTAACCCTGACCAAGTAAAATCTAAATTAACTGCTGTCCAAGTTTGAGTACCAATTGTTACTGTTGGATATGATTTTCCACCAATAACTACAATATTAGGATCTTTATCTTTATTAAAAATAATACTGTTATTAAGTTTGATAATCGAATTATTTAATTTAATAATTGGCATATGAACCTCATATTATTAACTTTTCCAATCTGATGGAATCTGAGCAAGTTCAGCAGCACCAGTTTCTGTATTTGAACCACATTGAGCAAACATTAATGAATGCGTTGATGGTGGATTTGCTTGACTGGATAATTGTTGATATAATGCCAATGCCCCAGATTCAACATTATAACAGTTCCTAAATGTACGATAAGCTTTAGATATTTTATCTGTATTTCTAAATAATGGTATTGTTTTTAATGAAGCGCAAGAAAGACACATATTACTAATAGTTGTAACATTTATCATATTAAATGCGGGTAATGTTATAATACCAGATTGTTCAAATGTTCCAGTCATTCTAGTAATATTTGACGTATCAAAAAATGGCACTGTTTGCAATGCTACACAATGATAAAACATATATTCCAACGAATCAACTTTTGATATATTAAATAAAGGTACTGTATGTAAACTGTCACAATATACAAATATTCTTTCTATTGATGTAACATTCGAAGTATCAAATAATGCAACGCTTGTTAATGAAGAACAGTTTTCGAAACAACCCTCATAATTAGTTGCACTACCTAACTTAGTAACATCTGTTGTATTTGCGCCAATAACTTCCAATAAATTTGTTTGATTATAAAACAAACCTTTCCAGTTTGAATTTGTATAAGTAACATCCCATATATTATTTGTTGAATCTACTAATGTTTTTGTTGCCGCATTTAACGCATCAGAACCAGAACTGGGAGATGTTCCAGTAGCATATTTTACTCTGATAGTATATGGTGGAAGACCAAGTGGATTTAATGGATCGATTGGTCGAGCAATGACACTTTTTATCATTCCGCCATTAATCGTAACAACATTATTATCGAAATAAACCAATGACATAAATTTCTCTCAATATTAAGTAGCCGTACCACCCCAGCTTGTTGGAATTTGTTCAAGTTCTGCTGCACCGGTCTCAGTATTAATTCCGCATCCGTTAAATGTATTTGTATGTGCGCTTGGTGGGGTAGCTTGTGTTGAAGCTTGCTGATATAACGCTAATGCACCCTCTTTTACATTATTACAATTTATAAATGCAGAATTCATATTGACAACATTTGTCGTATCGAATAACGGAATTGCTGATAATCCTGTACAATTACCTGCCATCCATGCCATATTTGTAACAGCAGATGTATTAAATAACGGAATATTTTTTATTGCATAACAATATGCAAATGCATAAGCCATATTAGTAACCTTGGACGTATCTGCAGATGGAATTGTTTTTAATTTTCTACAATTATAATAAGTCGCATACATACTTGTAACATTAGAAGTATCTGCCGACGGGATTGCAGTTAATCCTCTACAGTTATAATACATTTGATACATGCTAGTAACGTTAGAAGTATTTAATTCCGGAACAGAAGTCAAAGCAGAACAATTATAATATAACATTGCCATATTAGTAACACTGGACGTATTTAATGCTGGAACTGTAGTTAAGCCAGAACAATTATAATACATAGCTGACATACTAGTAACATTAGAAGTATCTGCAGATGGAACTGAAGTCAAACCGATACAATTATAATACATAGCTGACATATTAGTAGCATTAGAAGTATCTGCAGATGGTACTGAAGATAAGCCAGAACAATTATAATATATACCCGCCATATTAGTAACATTTGATGTATCTATCTGTGGAACTGATGTTAATCCTGTACAATTAGAATACAGCTCTTTCATACTTGTAACATTAGAAGTATCTAGTTGAGGAACACTATTTAAGCTATAACAATTTTTATACAAACGGTCTAACATGATAACATTGCTTGTATTATATTTTTCTATTTTCGTCAATGCAGAACAGGAGTTGAACATACCTTGCATATATTGAACATTGGATGTATTATATTTCGGTACCGCTGACAATGCAGAACACATACCTAACATTCCACGTGTAATCGTAACGTTTTTTGTATCAAATAATGGTATTGAAGATAAGTTGTCGCAATAATAAAATGTTCCGTATAACGAAGAAACAGTTGATACATCGAATAATGCTACGCTAGATAAATTGGCGCAATCATTGAATGTATAATATAAATCATTGACACCGACAAGGTTAGCCCCTAGAATATCAGATAAATATATCTCTCTGCTAAATAAAAGAGACCAATCTGGATTTTCATATTTAATATCCCAAATATTATTGACAGGATCGACTAATGTTTTTGTTCCTTTTTCTACACTAGGTTCTTCTCCGCCGAGATATTTAACCCTTATTGTAAAGCGCGGTAATCTTAACGGATTATAATCTATAACGTCCAATACCAAACCGCCGAACGTTACCGCTTTACCATTTACAAAAGTTACTGCCATAAAACTCCTGAATTATCTTCCTTTTCTACAAACTTATATTATTTATAGTTTTAAACGATAATTCTTAAAATTATATAAAAAAGTAATTATCGAAATATCAGATAATTACTTTAAAAATACAGAATTTTATAATATTAAAAACCAAATATTTTCATTAAACTCATATATTCTGTAAATAGTCCAGTTATTAAACCAACAGAATAAAATAGAGAAGCTAAAATCATAGCCCAATATACTGAATTTTTAATATTTTTATTGGTTTCTATATTCCTATAACGTTCCATGATTAAATGTCTACCTTTAATATGGTCAAAAAGACCGTCTGAACGGTTATGCGATTTATGAAGAACTTGAATTTCATCAGATACACCGATATTTAGACCAGCATATAATGCATCAATTCCCATCGCGACATCTTCATATCCCCATTTACCCTTAAAACAATAATTATCAAATAATCCAGAATTATTAAAATTATATTCTTCAAATTTCAATAATTTACGAAGTCCCTTTTTAGTTATTCCAAAATTGCATGACCAGCTTATCATACCGGTCAAAAGCAAATCAAGTTTTTCAGAAAATTCTTTCGATTTTTCCCATACATCGAATGCACCAGAAACTACCCTTAAATCCCTGTAATCCAATTCCGTTTTATTATATAAATTATCCATATTCGCGGTAAGCAAATCTGATGGTGGTCTCTCTAAGCCGTCTATATCAGAATGTATCCGGGAACCGAATATTAAATCATATTTTTTAAATAGCTGCTGATATTTATCAAAAAATTTATCAGTCATAATAGTACAGTCGCCATCTATGAATATCAAGGCATCAATATCGGCATTTAAAAAATACGGAATAACAGAATTTCTATTCTGACAACGGCCTTTTAATTTTTTATTATTAATACAAACAACATTTTTCTGTTTAGATTTGAACTGTTTATCATCAGAACATACAAAAATTGCAGCCGGCTTTATTGTCTGCTTGGAAATAATATCAATCGTTTTTTTAACGATTTCATTTTGATTATGATTTGTTATCGCTATACCTAATTTCATAATATATTTATATTTTTTTAATATCTATTAAAAAAGACCACATTTTTGTGGTCTTTTATTTGAATTTAACCCACAGGTCCAGGCTCAAGACCACCCCAATTACCGCCCCAGCTTGTACCAATTTTATCAAGATCTGCTTGACCTGCTTGTGTATTAGAACCACAATTTGTAAATGTTTTTTCATGCAGTTCTGGCACTACTGGTTGTAAACACATTTGTACATATAAATCATATGCACCGCTTTCTACTTCGGTACATCCAAAACACATATATCGTGTATCTGTACAATTTGTTGTATTGAATAATGGTATTGTTTTTAATGATGTACAATGTTTTATCATTCCATACATATTTTTTACAGCGGATGTATTAAACAATGGTAGTGATGTTAATGAACTGCAAAATTCAAATGTATTACGCAATCCATATGGAGAAGTAACATTAGTCATATCAAATAACGGTACCGATGTCAACGAAGAACATGAATTAAAAGTTGCATTCATATTTGTAATATGTGAAGTATTAAAATATGGTATAGAAGATATTGACCGACAATTATTAAACATACCTGCCATGTCTGTAATATTTGATATATCAATGAATGGAATAGCACTTAAGACGTCACAGTCGCCAAATAAGTATGTAGCAGAAGTAACGTTCGAAGTATCAAATAATGAAACTGTTGTTAAATCACGGCAAGAATAAAATAAACGAGTCATATCTGTAATATTTGTTGTATTAGCACCTAATACTTCAATTAAATCACCGCGTCTACTTGTTCCATTTTGTGCATAAAATAAAGTCGACCAATCTGAATTTTCGTATGTAACATCCCATATATTTTCTGTACTATCAACTAAAGTTGTAGTCGCAGAAGTTATTTTTTCTGATGTTACGTTAGAACTAGGTGAAGTTCCAGGAGCATACTTTACTCTAATTGTATATGGTGGTAAATTTAATGGATTTAATGGGTCATAATTTAAATTGACATTTAACATCACGCCATTAATTGACACAACACTATTATTATAATAAACTAATGACATAAAATTCCTTGTTCATTTGTACATAATTTATTTTCGACTTTATATAAACTAAACGCTCATCCAAGTAAGATTACCGCTATTATCAAGACCCATTATATAAGGTTGACCAGATGCAGGTTTATTCTTCAAAAGTGTTACTACATCAATAATATCAGATAATTTACAACCAGATATTTCGAAATCACCGGCACTAACAGTACCATTAGCTGATACAATCATTGCATTGGAACGAGTTATAAGACTTTCATCATATGGATTAGGAATAGCCCATTCATCATCTTGACCATCATACCATTCACCATCTTTTTCATAGCAATTAAGTCTACCATTACCAATAGCAAATATAACACCAGAGTTTTCAAGTTCAACTACAGTATCATTTACCCATGCAGATGTTGTTCTTGTTGTTTTTGGAACCGGTGCATTGTATTTACCAATAACCATCTGGAAATCTTGTGCAGAAAGGTCTTCACCAAGAGCATAAGCAAAATGACCAGATACAGTATTAAAGTCACCTATAGCAATTTGTTTAGAACCATTATAAGCAACGTTGCCATATCCAAATATAACACTAGAATCATATTTTGAACGGGATTTTTCAGATAATTTATCAGAAACATTATCTGTCATTATTACGTTAGAATCACCAACAATAAAACCATTACTGATATATTGTGATACAGCATTATAAGTTCCAAATACCATATTTCTATAACAAGCAAAAGTATTTTCATTTGCATAATATGGTAATTCTGGATATCCATATTCTCTATTATCAGGAATTGAATCAAAATAGAAGAATTTATTATTGTTACCAATTATAAAGTTATCTGTTGTTTCGCCATCAGAATAGAATTGGTTTGCATTACCTATAATTTTATTTCGACAGTTAGTACTTGTAATGGAAGAATATTCCATAATATTATCGAAACCAATTATAAGTTCCATTGAAGCAGGTTCATCACTTGAACCGGAACATGGTACATGTATGCTATTACCATTACCAACAACAAAACTTTTATCTGTACTTGATAAATAATTACTTTGTCCAAATACTGTACTTTCTCTAACACGATTAAGATGATTATCGCCAAAACTATAGCTTCTAACTACTTCTTGAAGCGAATTCAAACTCTTATCAGCAAATCCGAATGTACCAATTACATTTCTTGCACTAACACCAACAAGGAAATTTGAATGATTCTGTTCTTTATCATAATAACTGAAGTTATAATCACCACTTGTAACATCAATATCAGAGAAGAATATAACATTATGTCTGAGTGTATCTGTTGTACCTGTTGCAGTAGTAGTATTAATGAAGTTACTTATCATAACATCATTTACTGTAATATCAATATTAGAATTCTGAATAGTATTATTTACACAATATACTTTACAATCAATATTAGCAGTAGTAGTTTTTATTACGTTATCTGTAAAATCATTACCTACATTTAATATTCCATTTGAATATCTAATATCATTTCTAGCATAAGGATAATCACTATCACCATCAGTAGTACCAGTAATCTGTGAATTTAGAATAACATTATTAATGCCATTGCCTTCAAAATTAGATTCAAAAGCAATATTACCAATACCAGAAACATTTGAACGAATTGCAATATTTCTATATCCAACAGCATTTGTATTCCATAATAAACCATAATAAGGATCTTTTTGAGGTGAACCAATAGCGATATTTTCGCCACCAGATGCCAAAGTAGAATAACCAATAGCCATATCATAGTTTCTAGCTGCAATATTACCGAGACCAAGAGCAACAGTAAATCCATCATCATCATAAAATTCTTCACCAGACTCAGCATCTGGATTCGGTACTGCAGATAATGTTTGGTTCTTTGAACCTATTATAATCGAATTATAATGACTTGCACTGTTGTTTGTGCCAACAATAAAGTTATTTGTTTCTGGATTATCAGCAGTATAAGTTAATATTCCATTATCAACTACTCTAAATGGTTTATTTGGTCTTAAATCAGATTTATTTGTATCAGCAGAATTAGCTTTACCAATCATTATGGTATGAGCAAATCTATTTGTATTTGCTGTATTATTCCAACCAAGACTAATTGAATGCCCAACAGAATCATTTAGTGTACCAATATTAATGGCTTCTTCCGAACCTTTATTTCCTCTACCAAGATAGATATTATATCCACCAATAGAAGCAGTATTTGAAATAGCTTTAGCAGTATTTTCATCGCCCAATATTATTCCATAGAAACTATCAGGGTTATTAAGTGAAAGAATATTTTGTGTTCCAATTAAAGTAGTAGAATAACTATATTGTGTATTATTAGGATCTGAACCACTTATTGTGTTTAGTTTACCCAATATAAAACTTTGACCTGCTAATGTACTATTAGTATTAGAATAACCCATAGCAAGAGTATATCTTTTAACATTGTTTCCATAACCAAATGCATAGCTACATTGTTCTGCACTATTTGAATCACCAAATACAAAAGAACCGAAATCTGGTTTATTTGATTTACCAATGGCATAAGAACCACCATATGCATTATTAGCGGCACCAAAAACCATTGAATTACCAATACCGTAGTTAGAATAACCAACAACAAATGAACCATTATGAGATGATATTGAACGACCTATACCAAATGTTCCATTATCTGCAGTAATTGTATCGCCAAATGTATATGAACCTTGTCCAGCAGAAATATTAGAACCAAATGAAAATGCACCACCATGAATATATGAATATTGACCTATATTAATGCCCCAGCCATAAGATGATAAATCTTGACCTATCAAAACACCAAAATTATTAGTTAATCTTTTACCAATATTAATGGAAGCACCAACAGAACCATCGCCAGTAAGAATTTTATTATTACCACCTATATTGATACCAGCATTTACTGCACTATTAGCACGACCTATATTATAAGTAGCACCTCTTCCAAGATTTTGCTGCATTGAATTGTAATCAAGAAGATCAAGTACCATATTATCACAGCCAATTTGGAAAGGCATTATTCCATAATCACCTATATAAGGACCTCTTCCATGATTTACTGTATTATTTTCACCAAAAGCATATTGTGGAACAAAATAATATGAATTTTTTAAGGTATAATCATCCTTTACAACATTTGATGTTTCTAAATCAATATATTGTGAAGATGTATTATTCCAAATTTTTATTTTGTTATCATCACCAATAACATAACCATCACGGCCGCCGACACTATTTTTACCAATTACAGCACCACCACTAATAGCAAAAGCACTATCGCCTAAAGCAATACTATTTTGATATGCTGAATCTTCAGTACCAATATAAATAGAATCATTACCAGAAGAATTAAGCTCTTCAGACCATTCTTTCCAAGAATTATTGGACCCACCACCAATAGCACTACTATTAATTGCAGTAATAGTATTGTTTTCACCTGCAAAAGTTAAATTATTTTGCTTAGTATTAAAAGCATCGGCTAATTGTTGAGAACCACTTGTTTCATCTTTTGTATAAAAATTACTTAAATCTTGGTGAGCGGTCAAGAATGTTCCACTTACCGCTTCAAATGAAGAAGTATCATATTTTTCATCTAAAAAATCATTAATTTCATTTACATTATAATATCTTTCTTCTATCCATTCTTTTTTTGCATAATCATCTAATGATTGATGTGCAGTTAAAAATCCACTTGGATTACTAGCAGAATAATAATCGCCTTTATCTTGTTTTGTATCAAAAGCCAAATTTAATTCATTTTTACTGCTTGTTTCATTTTTTGTATAATAATTTGATAAATCTACGCCAGTAATATAATTTTGCTCTTCAACCCAAGCAGATGCTTCATTGAAAGCATTAGCACTTGCATCTTTAATTTCAGTTATCCAATCATGTTCCGTTCCCCAAATACCAGAATTAGCAGATACTGTTTCATAACAACTATTCCATTTATCGGCACTAATTGATTGATGTGCAGTCAAAAAATTACCGCTAACTGTACTAAATGCAGTAGTATCTAATTTATCCTCTACTTGTTTATCTACCGCGCTTTGAACCATTTCGCTTAAAAGCTTATCGCTTTTATGAACTTTACCGTTTATTGACAATAAAGTATATCCATCTCCAGTAGGTGGTAAATCATCAAATCGAACTGCACTAGCATTAACTATTTCTGACATTTATTTATCTCCAAATATGTTTTTGTATAGCCATTATAAACTCTATTAATTATTTCTCATTATTATTTATAATATTTTAATGAATATAAAAGAAAAAAGACCTGTCCTGATAGATAGGTCTTTTAAAATTATTTTATTATCAAATTAAGGATGATTTGCTTTATATGTGGTAAATTCACTAGATAATGCAGTAAAAGCATTATATAAATCAATAAGACTTATACCTGATGCTTTAATATCGTTAGAAGCAGAAGCTATACCTACTTTATTTACAACAAATGCATCACTATATGTTATTTCGCTATCCCAGTTACCATTGCCTACAACAAATAATGGATTATCTGTTCGACCAGTTAAATTACAAACACCCACCACAGTTTCATAGTCATTTTCGGCTTGTGTACCAACACCAGCTGCATGAGAACCTATGCCTATTGCTGATGTGCACCAACCTTCAGCATGTGAATATTGTCCTTTTGCTTTTGTATTTGAACCTTCAACATGTGTTTCTTGACCTTCAGCTGAAGTATTATAACCTTCAGCATGGGTATAATTACCAGATGCTTTAGTATAAGCTCCTTCTGCATGTGAATAATAACCCTCTGCTGTAGTATAATAACCTTCAGCATGAGTACATTCATGTGTAGCTTGTGTAAATGCCCCTTCAGCATGCGCGGCTACATTTATTGCAGAAGTAGCTGAACCTTCAGCATGGGATGCACTAAAATTAGTTTTTGTTTTTACACCTTCAGCATGGTTGGCATAAGAGTTAGCTGTTGTCTGATAACCTTCCGCATGTGAATAATTATGACTTGCTCTTGTTCCATAACCTTCCGAATGAGAATAACCACCAGTTGCCCAAGTCTGATAACCTTCCGCATGTGAATAATATCCATGTGCACTGTTATTTGCACCTTCAGCAAAAGCATAAGACCCAGTTACACTACATCCAACTGAACTAATAGAAATAGTATTATTTGAAATTTTAATACCTTGGCCAGCATTGTAAGAAGCACCACCGCCGGCACCAAGTTCCACACCATTAGCACTAATCTTTCCTTGTGCCGATACAGAACCATCAGGATAAACAATAAATGCGTCTGAACGATTCCAAACATATTCTCCACCTTGTATTGTAACATTACCATTACCAAGTACGAATAAAGCATCTGAAGAAGTTTTATTCAAAGCACCACCAACATGCATTGCTGAATAATCAGCTATGGTATAATAACCCTCAGCATGTGAACAATATCCTAAAGCACTTGTATTTTCGCCTTCAGCATGAGACACATTTCCACTAGCTTTTGTACTGTTACCTTCTGCATGGGAATATTTCCCAAATGCAGTTGTAAACTGACCTTCAGCATGTGATTTTTCACCGCTTGTTCTTGTTGCATAACCTTCAGCATGAGAATGGTCTCCAATAGCTCTTGTTTCTTGTCCTTCGGCATGTGAAGCTAAACCTAAAGCACTTGCTTGATTTCCTTCAGCATGAGATTGACTACCTATAGCATAGGTATATGCTCCTTCTGTATGTGTATCAAAACCAACTGCACTTGTACGACTACCTTCAGCATGAGAATCCGATTCAGATGCAATCGTTTTAGAACCTTCAGCATGTGAATAATTACCATGTGCACTGTTATTTTGACCTTCAGCAAAAGCATAAGACCCAGTTACACTACATCCATTTGAACTAATAGAAATAATATTATCATTTGAAATTTTAATACCTTGTCCAGCATTATATGTTGCACCACCACCTGCACCAAGTTCTACACCATCAGCACTAATTTTACCAGCGGCAGAAACAGAACCATCAGGATAAATTATAAATGCATCACTTCTTGCATCATCGGCAGTACCATTACCAATTACAAACAAAGCATCAGCAGTGGTAGCATTATATTTACCTCCAGCATGCATTGCTTCACTACCAGCTATAGTATAATAGCCTTCAGCATGAGATACATGACCACTTGCTATACTATTTGAACCTTCGGCATGTGAACCTTCCATAATCGCACTTGTTTGATAGCCTTCGGCATGGGCACAGTCGCCGCTAGCATAGGTTTTATAACCTTCCGCATGTGATTGATAACTATATGCGGTAGTTCCTTCTCCTTCAGCATGAGATGCATATCCAACTGCTTGGTTGTCGAAGCCTTCAGCATGGGAATAACTTCCGACAGCGTTGTTTTTCGCACCTTCGGCATGGGAAGCTTTACCTATTGCCTGGTTCGGCCACACGTTATATGGAGGATTACTGTTATAATCGCCACCTTCTGTGTGAGAATAATTGCCTACGCTTATATTGTTATATCCTTCAGCATGGCTCCCTTTGCCATTAGCCCTAGTATTTATTCCTTCGCTGTGACTATCTTCACCAATTGCGCTTGTACCATATCCTTCAGCATGAGAATCATTACTAACTGCATAAGTATTTTCTCCCTCTGTATGAGAACGATTACCTATGGCGCTTGTCCACATGCCTTCGGCATGGGAAGGCTGTCCTACAGCAATGTTAAATTGTCCTTCGGCATGAGCATAACTTTTTGCCATATTTTGTTGACCTTCAGCATGAGAACAATAGCCTTCTGCTGATGTATTGTATCCTTCAGCATGGCTATAATCTCCATTTGCTTTAGAACCATATCCTTCAGCATGACTTTCTGCACCTATAGCAGATGTTTCATTACCTTCAACATGAGAATAATTCCCAACAGCAAAAGTATTTATACCTTCGGCATGTGAGCCCAGACTAAGAGCTGATGTATTTATACCAAAAGCAACAGAACCAGTACCATAAGCAAGAGTTCCACTTCCTAAAACAAATGCCATCTTTTCGTTGTTTGCAGTACCATTTGTATTAATTGATATTACGTTATTATCTATCTTTATACCTTGACCGGCTTCATAAGAAGCACCACCGCTGGTACCAACTGCACTTGCATTGATGGCTGTAATTATGTTGTTTTCACCAGCAAATGTTAATTTCTCTTGAAACGTTCCGCTTATTGCAGCAAATGAAGATGTATCATATTTTTCGTCCAAGAAATCATTAATTTCTTCTATATTATAATAATTGGCAGAAACATAAGCTGATGTTGTATTAACAGCATTAGCACTAGCTGCGTTAATTTCGGCAGTCCAATCATATTCGCTACTCCATATACCAGAATTAGCACATACAATATCATAACAATTATTCCATTCTTTTGCACTAATTGATTGATGCGTAGTCAAGAATCCACTTGGATTTCCTGTCATCGGATAAAAATTAGCACTAGTAGAAGCAGAAAGATAATCACCTTTTCCTTGATATAAAGTATTTGCTTTTTCTTCTGTCAAATAAGCGCTCATATCGCCAACTAATTCGCTTAATTTAACGTCACTTCGACAAACTTTATTATCTTTATACAATAATGTATAACCATCATGTGTCGCAGATAACTCATTAAAACGAACTGCACTTGCAGTAATTATTCCTGACATTTAATCTACCTCCAAAACTAAAGTTTCTCCATTATTACCGCCAAATGCAATAAATTCATCTTTTTCATTCGATAAAATACCGATATTTGCGGTTGGTGTATATTCCGTTCCGTTGATAAAACCGATACAACTTATACGTAAATTGTTTAAGTCTATATTATTGTTATCTGCTGAATATTTAAATTTATATGTTCCATTACCAGTATTAACAACATTAAAACTAACGCTGTAAGTTTCTGCGGGTTTAAATCCGTCTATATAATGTGTATCTGCTATATTTGCATTGCTTACGTCCATTTGTGACCAATATATAAAATCCGGATTTGTATTATTCGGTTTTACATTATAGTCAAATGAAAGGTTAAAAAATTTAATCGCGCTATTGGCACTTAATGTATCACCTTTCCAGCTAAAATATTCTGTTTCCGTGTCTATACCGGACGTAGCGGAAAAATATATAGCGCTAGTAATTAAATCCTTATTAATGCCAAGAGGCGTAGCAGATAAGCCATTACCAGTCAAAGTATCATCTGTTTTTACTTTACCTATCGCAATTATTTCGCCGTCTTTTAATATCATATATAATATTTCCTTTTACTATTATTATTTATAACTTAAAAATATTGGAATATATTTAATTTTTGTTATAAATATTAATGGAGAAAATTATGAAAAAAATGGCAGAGGCTATTAAAGTTATTAAGGAAAACGGTTATAAAATCATAAAAGAAGATGTTTATACATCGAATTTCCAGCTTAATCAACGAATTAAGGAATATTTGGAAAATGATAAGTTTGTCGTGGTCTTGCTTATCGGTATGTATGGTCGTCAGGTAGACTTTGAAAAACGAGGTAGACGCACAGTTTTACGTAATTTTAAGGGTTTTAACCAGACTGATGCAGCATATCTTTCGCCATTGGCAGAAAAAGTTCAGAATGGTCAAGTTTTAACCCCGCGTGAACTTGCTTTTGTAAAGTCTTGCTTAAGAAAATATAAAAATACCCAATGGTCTGAAGTTCTTAAGGAACTTGGTTATGTCAGAGAAGAAAAGAAACCTGGCCGTAAGATTGAACTTTTCTTTGATGAACTAGAATTTGCGCCAATTGACGATGATGAAATCGAAACCATAGTCCCAAATTCTGAAGAAGACTATATTGCTAAGGCTATATCTTTAGCTCAGGAAGATGGCGGTATGCTTGACGATGAAGATCTACCAAGAGCAAAACACATCGCAGCTGACCTTTATCACCAAGGTCTTATTGCACCACAAGATGCTGCAGATAGAATTAATGAAGAACTCTAATTATGAATCTAAAAGAAGCTATATCTATATTAAAAAAAAATCATTACAAGGTTATAAACAAACCTATAATGAATGAATCTGAAATACGTTTTAATACTGCTGATGATTATCTGGCATATCGTTCTAAACTTATAAATTCTTCTTGGGCACAGAATACTGTCCAAATAGGCTGTCAAAATACCATTCTCTCCGAAAAAGAACTAAATGCCACTGGTAAGGACATCAGTGAAATCGTTATTGAACGTTACTGTAAAGATTTTGAATCTAATAAAAAAGATCTTCAAGAATCTTGGAATTTAGGTTGGGAATCAGAAGATCCAAATCCTATGACCGAAGATACTTTTAAGAAATTAAAGAGTAAAAAGGCAATTTATGAAGAATGTAATGCTATTTACCAAAAAGGTGCAATAATGCATGCATTTTTAAATAATTTTTAATTTTAAAGTAAAAGTTTTATTAAATAATCATATATTATAAATAATATAAATAATATAAATAATATAAAATATAAGGAAAATTATGAATTTACAAGAAGCAAAAGAATTACTTAAAAATAAAGGTTACACTGTTCGTAGACTTAATGAATGTGGTTATTTTACTAATCGCTGTGATTTTTATCGAGATGATGATGATAAAAAAACAACAAGATTAAGTAAAGAACAAGAAATAGCAATAGCAAAACGCAAAAAACATGATTTAATAATTGATGAACTTACTGCAATAAAAAGAGAATTTACACCAGAAGAGGCTAAACTTCTCGGACTTTCTGCTATTATAGGAAATATTAAATTTGGCTATGCATATGAACATAATTATTATGATATAGGTGAAGCTGGTATTGTAATTCATTCTGAAAACTATGAAAAAAATCCAGAATTATTTAAAAAATTTACAGAAATTGCTAAAAATCATGGTTTTGAAGTAGAATATTCATATGTCAAACGCGGCGTATTTGTAGAAATATCTTGGTTATTTTAACATTAGAGAAATCTATGAATTTATTAGAAGCAAAAGAAATACTTAAAAATAAAGGCTACACTGTTCATAGACTTAATGAATGCGGTGGTAGCTCAGGTTGTGGCGGAAGCAGCAGTTATAGTTCTGGATGTAGCAGTAGTGGTTGTGGCAGTAGTTATTATTACAATGACGAAGATAAAACACCAGAAAGATATGAATTTGCCGGATATAATTCATATTATGGTTGTGCAGAATATAAAAATGCCAAAACTGGTAAAATATTAATTGACGTAAACAAACGTAATAACTCTAAATTTACAAAAATTATAAGCCTTGCTCGTAAATTAAGAATCAGCGAAATAAGAACAGTTGAAATAATTGAAACTTTATATGAATCTGGTATTAGCCGTGAAATTGCATATAATTTACTTGCTAAATTAAATGTGCTACCAGATAAATTACTTAGAATGCCAATAACACACGTTAAATAATATAAAAAGAGTCAAGAAAACCTTGACTCTTTCTTTTTAACCACATGTAGTAGGACCACCACATCTCATAGAAAATCCACATACAGGATGTACCCACATTGGTGGATTTCCAAAATGTGCATTGGCATAGTCATAATAACCACCAGTTCCACATCCTACATATCCACCACAACCAGTAATTTTAAGTTGTTTCATACCTGCAGTTTTAAGTTTTTGTCTTAGTTCAGTTAATGTCATAATATACCTTCTTCACCATTCTTTTTCAATAACCAATCAATATATACCGGATCATTTTCATATTCAGATATATCATCTGTCAATGAATATTCACCAAATACCCATCTTTCAAATTCTGTATTTGTTACTAAATCCCAGTCATCATAGACTTGTCCGTCAATAGTAATCAAAATATCATTTACAAATATCTTATTACCATAAACTACTTTAGAATGTTCCATTCCACGATGATAACTGATTAATAAATTATTATTCCAGAATCTATCGTCATTACAGACCATACACCCACCAGAACTTTCATATTCATATTCTAAAATTAATTTTTCAAATACATCGTCACGATTCTTTAAGTTATCTTTAGTAATATTTCGATAATCAGCTCTAATACAAATAGATATATTTTCTAATTCTTTATATGGTTCTATAAACGTTTTAAATTCATTTATATCAAACTCCTTAGAAAGAACTACATTTAATTTAATATGTTTCTTAATTAAATGTGCAAACATATCTAATGGTAAAACCGGTTCATAAAACTGCTGATGCATATGTCTAGAAATATTTAAACCGCCAATCTTTTCATTATTATTGACGAAATCGATTAATGTCTTGACTTTAGACATTTCTACTGTTCTAGGCAAATCTGTAAATGTTGGGAATGTAGTATTGATATAAACAGGTTTCTCCATAGCATCAATAAGAATCTGACATTTCTCAATATCTGCTAATGGTTCTCCGCCGGTTAATACAAATTCTTCAATTAACGGATTTTCATTAATTTTCTTGATTTGTGCAAGAATTGCATCAATATCGCAAGTTCTTTGTTTATACATCTGCTTAGATGTACAGAACTTGCAATGATTATTACAATCCCATGGCACAAAAATCGTGCAACTTAAATTACTTCTTCCTTTAATATATCTCATATTTTATACAAGTTTAATTAATCTATAATACTTATCACTATCTAAAAATCTATCTGCAATAGCATATTTCTTATTTTCATCGTCTTCAGCAAGAACAATTCCGCCATCATAGTTAGATGCTCCATTATAACCTATTAATGCCATTGGAATATCTTCATTAAATGTAGCAGTTGACATTTTAATACAACCATTTACAAGATATTCTGTATTATCACTTGAAATATTAAAAAATGGGGTTGAAAAAGCATCTAATTTATCTAATTCCTTTTTAAATGCATTATTAATAAGTATATAATTACCAGCACCACGTCTAGTATTTGTTCTAATTGTATTAGAATCATACATTAAATGAGTTAATAACTTTCCACAACGAGTTTGTTTATCATCTTCAGAATTTGGATCTTCATGTAGTTCACTAACAGTTGCTATATCTATACATGCTTGAATTAATTCCAAATTTTTCTTTTCTTCATCAACATCGTCTTTCCAATCTTTTTCATGTATAAGTTGTTTTTCAAGTCCCAAAGTCATTTCTTTTGTATTTTCATTTTTATGGCTAAATAATAATTCACTTGGAATATATCTTAAAATTAATGCGCAATTTCTAAATAATTGATTTTTCTTTTGCACCTTAACCATGTCTCGTATATTCATTGCTTATCCTTTGTCTATCTTCTCTTGTTAATAATCTTTGATTACTACTTCCCCTAAACTTTAAATTTAAATCTCTCTGTTCAAGAATAAATGGTCCATCAACCAGAATATCGACCATTTCTAATAAAGAAGAAGTTAATCCATTTATATTTTGACGCTGACCTTCTAATAAATCTTTTTCATAAACATAACCGGTAAATAACCAAACATTTTTAGTCGGACAAGCCTGCTTAATCTTTTTTATTATTTTTAAAATTTCAGCTTGATTATTTAATGAACAAGGTTCACCTCCTAATATACTTATACCAGAAATATATGGTTTATTACATAATGTTATTAATTCATTTAATTCGATTTCGGTAAATTTTTTACCGTAATTAAAATCCCATGCAACAGAATTAAAACATCCTTTACAGTGAATATCACAGCCACTTACAAAAAGACTAACTCGACAGCCGTCGCCATCAACTATACTCATCGGTTCTATTTTTGCGTAATTCATCCTTTTATCCTCAAAAGTCTATAATAATTTTCTGTTCCTTCCATATCGGTATTAATTGAAAAATAAGTCTCGCTAGGATTAAGTGCTGCAATAGCACCGCATAAACTCGAATTATTAGAATGATATGTCATAATAGCTTCTGGATAATTTGAATAATCATTAAAGTCCATTTTAAAAGCATCTCTACCGACAATTTTTAATACACCTGGTTCAGATTCAGTAATAAATTGACACTCCATAAAACCAGATGTTAATTCGTGTAATAAATCATACATCTTAGTATTCAATACAATAATATTACCTTGACCTTGACGTGTAGCAATAGCAATTTCATTACAAAGTTGCATCATTTTAGAAACAATCGTTCCTGCACGTTCAGGTCCAGTACGATGCCAAAAACCATCATCACCTTTTGGATTTTTCATTTCTGTAACTTTTGCAACTTGCTTACATGCTAAAACAATTTCTTTATGTAAGTCTGAAGAATTACTACATAAAGGTCGCCAATTTGGCGTATGACCATACTTAGGTTCAAAACTGCCATATTCATAACCTTCTCTTATATCAGGTTTATATCGCATTACAGTTGGTGAACTATGTTCAAAATCAATTCCTCTTTGAATACCGACAAGATCCGTTATACTCATTTTTTATTTTCCCTATCATATTTCACTTTTAAACCGAGAAGGACAAATATAAGTATTGTTGCCAAAGTATAATTTACATATTGTGGATATTGCCACATTCCACTTATATAATTAGTATAAAAAATATAAGCGGCACTACATAAATTACCAATGATTGACAAGATAATAAAGAAAATACTTATATCACCTGTCGACTTAGTTTTATAAGCTTTAATTACTTGTGGTAATGAACAAACTGCAAAAGCACCGGCTCCGCAAAAACCACAGATTAACATTAAAATGTCTAGCATAAATTCCTTTCGTAAAAGATAGAAAATTATATGGCTTTAATTATCATATAATTTTTATCTAATTATTTTATTCATCCTTATAAAGCGCAATTCCAAGCTTTCGTTTAAATAGACCACATTTATTCTTACCTTCGCCTGTTTCAGGTCCGATAAAAATATAGTTCGGCGCTATTATATGTTCCTTAATAAGCTTTACCCAGTCTATGAAATCAATATCCGACATTTCATCCGGTGTTCCTTTCCAATGCTCGTATTTCTTGCCGAATGGCGGGCATACGACAACAGTCTTATCAGTATGTACTACTTGCGCCAAAACATCGCGCTGCTTCCATCCATACCATTTACAGAAATTTTCATTTATATCATATGCCTCAATATTCGGTTCTAACCCATGTATTTCTGCATATTTTTTAGCGGCACGTACAATTCCGCCAAAACCAGCCATAGGACAATATACGCCCGAACTCATATCCAGTCCAGTTTCATTAATGATCTTTAGCAAATCATTCTCATCCAATGCTGTAACTTTCGGCGCGATTTTAGCTATTGTAAACCTATCTAATACCTTATCGAAATAATCGTCATTTATAATAGCATTTATATAGCGTATACAAAATGACTCGTATTTTCCCTCTATAAGCGAATCATTAATTATTTTAATCATATTTTTAACCGCTCGGGTAACCAAAACTTTATCTTTCCATGCTGTTCTTGGATCTATATAACCTGGTATAAAACAATTCCATATCGGATGGTTAGCTGGCCATTTCGCTGTACCCGGGAATTCTGCCATCAGACATTTATCAACCAATGTTTCTTGTGTAATATTTTTATTAAACACTGAATTAATAAAAGTTAATACATCGCATGACGTTACCAGATTAATTTTATTTTTTATTATACATTGTAGCTTTGCATTCTCTTTCGTATTTTCAATTTGCATATATTCATATAAATGCTCGCCCTTAACTTCATAATATTGACCGTCAATAAAAAAATCTGGAAAAAAATAATGAGTTTCGCTATTAAATTCATAAGCGAATTTAACCTTGGGATGGTATTGGAAATCTTTTTTAATACACTTTAAAAAATTATAAAATGCATATTCATAAGACGAATCGAATGTTATCCCGTCCTTTTTTATCTTATGCCACATTTTTTCCTGAAACTCCGCGGTCTGCGAAAAAGACCTTACACCGAAATGTTCCATACATGTATTCTGCATTTGTTCTATATTATGATAATTTCTATCGCCGTATTTTTCAAGACATGTTTTATATTGCCCATTTTCACGCATTTCTGGTGATGCCCAATTATGCCTATAACCGTATTTTTCTAAACAAGTTTCTTCAGTGTGTTTCCTTATTTCCGCCTTACGTTCTGGAGGAATACTTTTTAATACATCAGATACTTTTTTCCTATAAATTTCATTATTCATAGGATTGTTACGCTGTCGTAATTTATGAGTACACTCAGCACTACCACATACATTATGATAATGGGTTCCTAACCATTTAGCCGGTTTCCCGCAAATTTCACAATATTCGACCTTACCGTTTAAATACTTCAAGTAATATTCTTCTGAAGTTATTTCCGTACTATGTTCTTTATTCAAATGACGATTCAACATTGATTGATTTTTAAATCCACGACCACATAATGCACAGTTAAACTCATACTCGATTACTGGTTTTGTCCTAATCTTGTCCGCATGCCTACATGACTTTCCATAACGTTCATACATTGTCTCGTGCTGGCACTTTCTTACACAGGTAGGAGAATTACACGTCTCATAATAACCATGACTATTTAAAAAAGCACATGGTTTTCCACAGAACCGACAAATATGGTCTACCCCCGGCTCTATATAGGTATCGTAATAATCTTTATATTTAATTTTATGCGTTCGTTGAATATGGTTCGTAAAACCGAGTAAAACATATTCCGCATCACATAATGCACATTTATATTTTATCTTCATATTTAATTCCCTTATTTTAAGACGAATTGGCGTTCGTCTATACTATTTATTATATGGTTAGACGAAGCCGCGCCAACGACTCCGTCAATAAGCAATATGATAACTTACTGTCCCATATTATTAAATATAGTAAATTATTTAAATAATTAAATGTTAACTCTATCTTTTAATTCCGATAATTTACCATCATTCCATGATTTAGTAATTGATTTTTTTGGACTTCCTGTTAAATATCCGGTAATTCTTCTTACTCGAATAATTTTGTCCTCATTTTTATTGCCACAACAAGGACATTCATTATCAATAATACCATGATAGCCACAATTGAGACAATCATCTGAATTTAGAGTGATTGTAAAATAACCTAAATCACCGTCATACATAGCATCAATCGTAGCCTTGACTGCATCGAGATTCTTGGATGGATCCCCGTTCAGCTTGTAATAGAAGATATGACCAGCATTTGTAATCTTGTGATATGGAGCTTCCATCTTAATCTTATTCTCAAGAGTAGTTTCCAAAGAATAGTCAAGCATATGGCTATTTGTGTAATAACCCTTACCGAAAACTCTCTGTAAATCTACATCAGCGAGCTTCTTTTCATTCTGGAAAAGATTTTTATCGATGTTAGCAAAACGACCTGCAACTGCTTCAGCTGGAGTGGCAAAACAAGACCAGTTAAGATGAGTTTCCTTCTGTGTCTTATCAACAAAGTCACGAATAGTCTTTACGATAGAAAAAGCATAATCATCAATTTCATGGTCAACACCGTAAGTCTTACCTGTCAAGAGCAACATAGTTTCAGCAAGACCGACGTAACCAATAGATAAAGATGCCTGCTTAAGAACTTCACCAATCTTATCAGTAACAGCATGCGGTTCGTCATCAGATGTGAGATAAAGACCCTGTTGCATGGTGAACGGGAAATTCTCGTATGTCTTATTAGAAATCAATGCGAATCTGTCAAGCAAACTTCCCTTTGCATCTTCAAGCATTTCAGTAAGCTTTTCGAAGAAAATAGTCTTACGTTCTTCTTCATCCTTTGCTGCGATATGAGCTTCAATAGCAAGTCTTGGAAGATTAATTGTATGGAAAGCAAAGTTACCTCTACCAGTTGTCTGTTCAGCACCATTAATATTACCAATAACTCTGGTTCTACAGCCCATAGTAGAAATGGTTGTATTTTCAATAAGTTTCTTCAACTTCAATTTATTTCCAGAAATTTCTTCAATTTCCCAATAGTCACCTTGGCCTACATCATACTGATAAACAAACTTATCAAATTTCTGATCTTGCATTGGAATAATTGTTGCTTCATCTTTACCACGAACCTTAACGCCAATAGCATTTTCAAAAATTTCAATTTCCTTAGTTTCATACTTGATGTATGGTTTATTAAAAGAACTATCAACTCTTACAAAGTTTGGGTAGAATCTACGAGCAAGACACTTAATAGACTCGAAATACAAATCATAATTAGGATCTTCTGGATTTTTTGTGTAACCTTTCATCAACTTGAAAATCAAGATTGGGAAAATTGCTGTCAAACCGTCACCGAGACCTTCCATTTGAGACTTAATAAGATTCTTACTAATCATACGTCCACAATTAGAAGTATTAAGACCAAAGTTCAAAGAACTGAATGGAACTTGGTTTCCAGAACGAGACTGTAAAGAATTTAAATTACCAATAAGACCTTCCATAGCCTGATGTGTATCATCATCTGTCTTCTGAATTGCCTTAATAACACAAATCTTAGGGAACTTAGTATAAAGAACTGCAGAAGGCCAGTTCATAGAAGCTGTTGCAACTTCATCAAGATTGGTCATTTCTTCATGATCTGGATTATATTCTATATATCTTTCTAATTCTTCCTTAAGATTCTTTCTAAATGAAATGTCGACAAATGGTGCCAAATCAAAATCGAGATTATCATCAGCAATACCACCATATTGCTGGTTGGACTGGAGCTGAAGGATAACCGCTGTCAATGCTGCTGCAGTCTGGATTGACTTCGGAGAACGTAAGAAACCGGTTCCAGAATCAAAACCATTCTTTAACAACTTTCCAACTGGTGCAAACAAGCAGTTAAATGTCAAATTATACTGGTTAAGATCATGGATATGTAAATGTCCATCCTTATGTTCCTGTGCATACTTTCTGTTGATGTTATTCAACAGATTATACATCTTGTTTGTTTCAGATGCAATCTTACCGTATGTTCCTGCTGGAGTTGCGCCAGATTCATTTGCATTGTCTCTTAAAATATTCGAACTTTTAATATCAGATTCTGTAATTTCCTTAATGGTCTTTACAATTTCTGATTTTGTTTCACGCGCACGATTACGTTCGTCTCTATATAAAATAAATGCCTTGGCAACTGTTCCGAATCCGCTATTCATTAATGTTTTTTCAATAACATTCTGAATATCTTCAACTTTTGCTGACTTGGCATCATTTGCGGAAATCTTCTCGACTACTTCATCAACTAATTGGTCTATACCTTCTTCTGTATATTTTTCATTTATTGATTTAAATGCATTTTCTATGGCTGTATATACTTTTGC